GCCATGCCCTTGCTTATAGCTTGAACTTAATCGCTGCTAATTCCATAGCTTCCTTCTCATTGGCAAGCCCTAGCTTGACCACTTGCTTTACCCAGTCCCTACGGTATTGGTAAACTGCTTGCCTGTAGTTAGCTTGGCTGGCTATCTTTGCCCATGAGATAAGCTCTCGCCTATGCTCTGCCTTAGCTTGATGCTCTGCCTCGATGCGCCCAAACTTAGTCTGGACCTTGGCTTGAACCTTTGCCTCGGCACTCCTGTGGTGTCTTGTTTCCATTGGTACTCCTTGGTTGATTGTTAATCTCACAAGCCAGACCACGACATAGCCGTGGGCTGATTGTAAAATTTACTCGAATAACTCTAAGACTAGGCCGACAAATGCCGCGCCCATGCAGAATAATAAAAACCAGGCACTAACAAGCATAAACGTTTCCATCAGATCATCTCCAACGTGCCGTCATTGCAGATCTTGATCGTCACTGGTTTGCCATTATCATCAATCATTACGATTGTCTCACTCATATTATTCTCCTTGTGCTGTTAAGGATTAGCCCTTAGGTGAAGACACTATCGGGGGAGTGATAATGCCTTCGGTAAAGGTTATGCCTTGGTTGTTAACTGGCTTCTGTTGGAGTTGATAAAGGCTAAGAGATTCTCTTTCTCAGCTAATACTTTCTCCCATTGACTAGCGTATAGCGTAGTAGGAAACCTACCGCCATGGCCGTAAAGAGAGACAGCTCCCTTAACTGAAACCTTGAAGTGAATAACTCCATTAAGCTCTGCCTCTAGTCTAGCTTTCTCTGCTTTCGCTGCCTCTAGTTCAGCTCTCAATCCCTGCACTTCTTCTTGTGATAAATTACTCATGTTCTTGCTCCTCTGCCTGGTAAACAGGCCGTGTTTAGTTGTTGTTGGTTCAGTTCCCAATCGACCGAATCGAACGAAAATGCACTACTGCACCGACCGTGCCAACATAAAATCCAGTGATTTCAACTACTTGTAATTTTTACATCGACTAAATTTTACACGGTTCCATGAAAGTTTTTCAAACGCTCCGACAGTACCAGATCAATACCAAGACACAACAAGACAAGGTAGTTACCAAAGCCCAGACAATCAAGATAGCAGTAGCAATACCCAGTTGGCGAAACGCCCTTGTCATTCCAAAGGGGGAAGGGATACACTTCTTTTTCTAGTAGACAATGCCAGTCCGTCAAGTATTCTGGGCGACATAGCCTTGCTGTTATCACATCAACCCAGTCTACCTAATACCTAGCTACACATACGCGAAGTAATTGAGTTGCCAGAGATTCGTGCGTGCGTGGTGTGTATGGGATTAGGTAATCCATCAACACAATGCAAAGAAAGGGTGTAATAGGGTATAGTGGTCACGGGGTAGAGCTCAGTTAACGGGTTAGGCTAGGGAGAAGGCAGACGGGTTGGAGCCAAGGAAGGCTTGTAACACGTTCTAACTGAGTTTAAAATGGCCCAGCTGGGTTCTAATTGGATGTCATGTTGATGAGTTCCCATTGATTTGACTAGCCCACCAGTTAGAATCCGGCACCTTACGCTATATAATTGTAAGAATTACTTGCATTGTACTTGATATGAGTCGCATATTAGGTGAATGGGCGACATGACTAAGGCACTTCTAGCGAAAAAAAAGGAACAGGCTATAGACCGAGCGACTGAAGTTGAGCTTCAGGTATTGGATACGGCTCATGCGTTGTCTGAGGAAGTGCTAAAATATTGTGTTAAGGAGTTGCAGACGGAGGGTTCTACATGGAACAGGCTTCGTCGTAAGCTTGGGCTTGAGCCTCAGGAGCATTCTTGGCGTATGCTGAAGGATACCTTGTGTAGTTCAGTGATGCCAGAGACCGAGGAAGAGGCATTCAAGGCTATGCAGCACAACACTCAGGATATGGTTGTGCGGATTGAGGGTGTCTTGGATCAATTGCATGATCGGGTGAGACAGGCATACGGGAATAAAGAGGAGCCTGCTATGTTTAAGGTCCAGTTGGATGCGATGAAGCTACATATGGAAGCCCACCAGAAACGATTTGAACATTTCTTAAAGATGCGTGAGATGAAACTGACTGATCGTCAGAAGCATGGAGCGTCGATTATATTCCAACAGAACTATTTTATACCTAGACCAGGGCAGAGAGATGCTTCTGGTGGTGTGAAGTTTGTTGATGGGAAACCTGTTATAGACTTGGAACAAAACAACCAAATAGAGGAGGGCTCACAAGATGGCCAAATCAAAAGTAAAAGCAAAAAAGGTAACAAAGTCAAAAAAGGCAAAGAAAGTAGCAAAGCCAGCGAAAGCGAAGAAAGCTGCAAAGAAGATTAGGAAGTAGTGCCTAGCATTACTTACCCCATGCTCGTATTCATAGCGATAGCTTTCGTGGTGATTGTGGGCGGGTCTTACCTTCTAAGAAATACTCCCCTGGGCTGGTGACCAAATGATGCCTGGGTTTGACTGGAGATATGATGGGCCACTACTACTATCGTTGGTTGTGGTGGCCTTAATCTTTTTGGCAATAGGGATAGCTATAAACTAGGAGAATATGGAAACAGTCATCTCAAACTACAAACCTACTGCGCCTGCCATGAAGCTACATTCTTCTGACGCTAGGATTATCGTGTGCGTTGGTGGTCTAGGTTCTGGTAAGAGCTTTGCCGTAGTTAAAGAGATTGAGCAGTCTGCTATCCAATGGCCGAAGATGCCAATGGCTATGTATCGTAAGACCATGCCTGCTTTGCGAGATTCCACCCTAAAAGAATTTATGAAACATGTGGACCCAATCCTGGGTAAATATAAGTATAGGGAAGATACCTTTAATTTCTTGGGTGATTCCTATATGAACTTCCGTGGACTAGATGAGGCTACTAAAGCTAAGTCTACCAACTACGCCCTGGTAGTTATGGAGGAGGCTGAGGAGTTTACGATTGAGGAGTTCCGTAGGCTGAACGAACGGATCAGGGAAAAGGGAGATTGGCCCCTAAGATTGATATTAGTATTGAACCCAGTTGATGAAGAACATTGGATATATGACCAGTTCGTTCAGAACAAGGCTGCCTGGGATGCTGTTGGTGGGTGTGAAGTTATCCACTTTTCTACCTACGATAATATAGAAAACCTACCAGAAGGGTATATAGATCAGGTTACTGTTGGCATGACGGCCGATGAGATCGACAGGTACATCAATGGTAACTGGGGAACCCTTCAAAGAGGGGAGCCAGTCTTCTCTAAGATGCTTAGACCTGACCTTCACCTGAGGAAAGTTGACCTAGAAATAGGCATGATCCTACTAAGAGGGTGGGATTTTGGGTTCAATCACCCTGCCATATCCTTTAGGGTGGTGGATAAACTAGGAAGAATGAATACCAAACATGAAATGTTGGGCGATAAAGAGGACTTAATCGACTTCGCACCTAAGGTTTTGCACAGAACCAACTTGCTTTTCCCCCCAGATATGCCTGTATTTGACTTCGGAGATCCCCGAGGTCACGATAAAGCACAGAATGGTAAGGGTACTTGCTTTGAAACACTCAGAGAATTTGGGATTCATGCCATTGGTGAGCGTGGATCTAGGGAATATGTTGAAGAAGGCATCCGTCAAATGAAGAAAGAGTTCTCAACATTGATAGAAGGGGTGCCAAAACATACTATTGACCCCTCATGCACCATACATAGAGCTGGATTCTTTGGAAAATACATCAGAGACTTGGACGGAAGACCTAAGAAAGATGGGTATTATGAACATGTGATGGACTCTTCACGCTACATTAGTCATCATCATAAGCAAGCAGATGCAATTGCAAACGCAATAACCCAGTCTAAGGTAGCTAGACAATCAAGGAACGTCCTTAAAAACCGATTTACAGGATACGGGAGACATAATGGCTAAACGACCCCTCGACTATAACTGGGCTAAAGATAAAGAATTTTCTGCCTCGTTGGGTATTAACTTACCGTCGATATTAAAAGAACTCGAATCTCAAAGAAGAGAGCGAGAAGAAGTTTGGCAAGAGTCTTATCGTGCCTGGTCAGTAGATCGCACTGGAGCAGATAAGAACTATAACGGGATGGCTGACTTACAGATCCCTCAGTTAAGAAAAGAAATCGAAACAATGTCCCGCCGAATTTACAAAGGGATGTTGCCTGAAGATTACCTAAAGGCAGAGCCAACAAGTTTTCAGTACACTGATTTAGCTGAAGTAAACATGCAGTTAGTCCGTCACTATTTTGATAACATCATCAAGTTTAAAACTGTTGCAATGCCTTGGATTAAACAAGGTGTTACATTCGGAACAAGCCCTATCAGATCCTTCTGGCATAAAGAAGAAAATGAAATGATGTTTAAAAAGCGCGATCCTAAGGTTAACGCTTCTGGAATAATAGAGTTTAACTCTAGAGATGTTAGTGAAATGGTAACACTTTATAACGGACCAAAAGTTCGCTCTGAAGATATTTTTAATACCTATGTCTACCCACACAACGCTGCAAGATCCGAAGATATTGAAATGGTTTTCTGGAAAACTAAAGTTAGAAAACATGCGCTTAAGAAAAAGGCAGCAGATGGAATGTGTGAGGGCTTTGATGAGTTCAAAGACACAGGCAAAAAAAGAGACACATCTGATTACAAAGCCGAGGAGAGACTATTACAGTTTGGTGACTCAGGTTTATTCCTAGCTCTGGATGGTGATGAATATTTTGAAATGGTAGAGATCTGGTGCAAGCTGGTTCTTCCAGGCAATGACTATCCAGTGTCATGTGTTGTTGAGATTATTAATGGAGCATACGTTACGAGAGTACAAAGAAACCCATATTGGCATCAGCAAATCCCCTACGACTTCTTTAGATTCATAACGCCCCTGCCTGGAGAATACTATGGAAGAGGATTACCTGAGGCAGCGTCTTCACTACAGCATCAGCTAGACGACACAATGAACCAGACAATGGATTCAAATACTCTTAGACTTAACAACATTACAATCATCAACCCTGCCTACGCCCCGAACTCAGATTCTTTTGAGATCGAACCGAATGCAGTTTGGTGGGCAGATCCGAACGCCGTAAAACAATTGGAGTTCCCAGATCTGAGCACTAGTGGTTTCCAGGCCGCAGGAGCCCTCAGGAACATGATTTCAGAACTTTCCGACAATCAGCCTCAACTTCCAGATCCTATCGCTGGTAAGGCTCGTAGCACCGGACAAGCGCAAATGGCGATTAACGAATGGCAAACAGATTTATTCACGTTCATCGACTTTGCTTGCGAAGACGCTTTAAATTCTCTAGCCTACAAAACACACCTATTGATCCAACAAAACATAAAGGATGATGAGGTGATAAAGATCACTGGCAGGTACGCAAACACCTACCTAGAGAGATATGTTACTGCCAATGAAGTCGTTGGCCAGTATAGGTTTAAGTGGATTGGAGCTCTCCAGATAGAGAACGTAGCTATCAGGACTCAGCAGATCTTAAACTTCCTTAAACTATACCCGACTCTACCACCAGAAGCACAAAGCAAGATCAGTCTTCAGTGGGAGAACTTAATCATTAAAATCATGCGCGATGGATTCAACATTAAGGACATCGAGAACATAATAGAAACCAGCAAGATGAAGGCTTCTACACCACCATCCCTTGAGGAAAAGATCCTTAAGCTTGGCGGTAAGATTGAGGTTAATGAGTCAGATGATGATGAATTACACATCAGATACCATGAGCAGCAGCAGTTAATGGATAAAGATATTTATACAAAGGCAGAGAGGACTAGACACAACCTCGCTCATAGAGAACAATTGAAAAATAAACAGGCGGCAGCCCAAATGATGCAACAACAAATGGCGGCCATGCAGCAAGGGCAACAGCAGCAAGGTCCGTCAGCAAAAGGAACACCTGGAATGATGCCACAGGGAGCACCGATGTCGGATGCTATAAACCCAGGGGATATGAACAGGGGAATGCGAGTAGAAAATGGAATCTAAATTTTTCGATCACGTTATAAACGAACTCTCTCAAGAGGACATCGAAACACTTCGTGCGCTACACACATCATCTCTTTGGAGGAAGTATAGAGAAGTCTTGCTTCGAGCCAAGGAAGCTTATTTTTTAAGCATCCTTCCTGAGATGGACACTAACAAAACATTTCAAGGCAAGGGTATGGTTGCGGGGATCAATTACTGCATTAACCAACTGCCTGTTGTTTTGGCAGGAGACTCACTAAAGAAGAAGCGGCAGGAAGAAGTTATTAAGAGGGCTGGTTTATAATGAATGATGAAATAGAATCAATCCTAGCTAAGATACAAGAAGCGCAAGAGGACACTCTTCAGCTTGTAGAAAAGCGTGGAGAAGAAATTGACCCTGAAATGATCCAGTCTTTTGACAACATAATGGATCTGCTTAGGGAAATGGAATAGTCGTTAAACCCTACTGATCGTATTGCTCTCTGGCAGAGGGGGCAAAGCTTGGTCGGTAGGAATTTTTTAATTAATAACTCTGCTCTCGTTATGTGGGGATCGTAAACACTTCGCAGCACTGTCGATATGTGCAAGGAGAAACAGAATGAACCAACAATTTAAACCTCAAACGCCTCCAGGTCAGCAACAAGCTGTACCTGATCACCGTTTTGAAGAACTTCAAGCACAGATGAAGAAGATTGAGATGCAAAATCAGCAGCTCCGTGGACACATCGACGCTATGACTCAGCGACAAAACCAGAACACGCCTCCGCAAGAGGAAGAAAATGGTTTTAAACCTGAAGTAGCACAACAGCTTGAGAAGTTTATCAAGAAACACGTTGAACCCCTTCAGGCAGAATTGAAGAATAGCTTAGGCTTACTCTATGATTCTCAAGATGAAGTTAGGTTTCAGCAAACTTACAATGGAGACCGATGGTCTAAGTTCAGACCTAAGGTTGAGCAGCTTCGTCAGGAGATGCAATCACAAGGTAAGTGGGTTACTCGAGAACAAGCTCTACAGATGGTGTACTTTGAAGAAACTGGCAAGAAGCCAGCTCCAGAGCAGGGCAAACAGGAAACAGCCACTCCGGTTTATGATCCATACTTTAATGGACTAGTAGATCCGAACACAGGACTTCCCGTTAAGCAGCAAGCTACTGAACAACAACCTCAAGAGATGTTCCCACAAGAACAGACTCAGGGTAATTGGCAGCAAGCAGCTCAAAACCAGCAACAAAATCAACAGCAAGCTCCGCAGCAAAACGGAATGAACGCACAGGGTAATCAACAACAAAATCCTGGCTTCACACTTCCTCAACAGGGAGTTAATTCTGCCTTTGCTCCAGAGCACCAGACAGTTCGCGCACCAAGGGAATTGTCTATCAACGCTAGTGATGCTGAGCTGGAGGCGTTTGAAAAAACAATGGGTGATATCCCATTCTAAGGAGTATTAAATGAGCGCACAATTACAAAGTAGCTTCAGTGCCAACGCCCAAACATACATTTCGGCGCAGACACTAAAGCGAATTAACAGAGACGTTATCGTTTACGGTATGGGTAAGAAAGAAAAACTACCTGAGCGATTTTCAAAAACATTCCAATACACTCGTTATGAGAAATTGGATCTTCCATACTCTGCACTTTCTGAGGGCGCAACCCCTACAGATAACGCGCAGATGTCCATCTCTACAGTTTCGGCTGTGATGGATCAGTGGGGAGATTTTATCAATCTTTCTGATGTAGCTGTTATTACTGCGAAGCATCCATCCCTTCAAAAAGGTATCGAGCTTTTAGGTGAACAGGCTTCAGAACTTATTGATAGAGAGTGCATCAAGCTTTTATTGTCTAACACGAACGTATCCTACGGTGGCGTAGCTACTTCGCGTGTTACTTTACAAGCTGGTGAAGTATTGTCATCTACAGTAATTAAAAAAGCTGTGGCTGCCCTACGAAACCAAGGTGCTCGTCCATCTTCTGGCCGTCACTTCTCTGGTCTTCTTGATCCTTCAGTGGAACAAGATGTTATCGGAGACGCCACATTCCTAAACGCAGCACAATATTCAAATATCAGCGCACTACAAAATGGTGAAATTGGTCTTTGGCAGGGTGTTCGTTGGATGTGTTCTAACTTGTTACCTTCTATGTCTCGTCTAGCAGATACTTCTGATGGCGCGGCTGATGGCGGTAACTTAGCTAACTCAACTTCTTACTTCTACCAAGTTGTTGCTGTTTCTAACAGCACTGGCTTTGAGGTAGCTAGTACACAAGTTATTACTCAAGCGACTGGTGCTGCTGATGAATCGGTAACGATTGATATGCCAGCTACATCGGGCTTTAAGTACAATGTTTATTTCGGAGACTCCGCAATTACATTGAAACTATCTAGCTCGTTGAACCTACCAAGCGCGTCAGTAGTAGTGACTGATGTTCCATCAAGCGGAGCAACTCCACCTGCATATCCGAATACAGCCATCATTGCACACAATGTGTGGATCATGGGTGATGAGGCATTTGCAGTACCAGAGCTTATGAGCCTTCAAACCTTCATTACTCCTGCTGGAGCTTCGGATTCAGATCCTTTAGCACAGCGTCGTAAAGCTGGTTGGAAAGTTATGTTCAAGCCCGTTATTTGTAACGAGGAATTCCTTGAACGTATCGAAGTAGTAAGCGCATATTAATAAAGCTTGGGGGGCGGGAATAATCCTTCCCCCTATTTATCCAAGGGGATCAACATGGCGAAGAAAGTAAAGAAAGCAGTTAAAGTAGAGGCTGTTGAGACTACTGAAGAAGTGGTCGTTAAGGCTCCAGTTAAAGAGGCAAAAGGCCTGTCAGATGACGACATGGTTACTATTGAAATTCCAGTTCACGTTAAGATTGCTGGAGTTAGATTACAACCAGGCGTTCATAAAGTACCGAGACACCAAGCTAGAGATATAGCTTCTATTGCAAACAAAAAGATGTCAGCAGATTTGCACGCTCTTTCTGTTACCAGCAAAAGCTACCTAGTTAATAGAGCGTTGAACGGGGCTATCAATGTTAGAGAAGTAGACGACATTAAACTAAGATAAGGGGGAACAATGTTACCATTAACGGATGAGACATTCCACACACTAGGGCCGAAAGATCTAGGAATAGATCCTGAAAAAAAATCTATCATGTCTATGGACATAGCTAAAACAACAAACCATACAGGCGAGCAAATTCATATAGCTGTGCCAATATATGCAGATGACGACAGAATTGCAGTATCAAGAAGACTGGGCTTTGCTTACTCTTTGATCCAAGATCGAATGGAAGCTGAGAACAAGGCTCTTAAGTTTGTTAAGGGTCGTTCACTTACTATACATCGCGGTGAAGAGATCATCGGAAAGAATGAGCAGCATTTCGCTAACAAGCTTAAGGCTCTCACTAAGTTAGTTACTAAGGGCAAGATGAGCGAGAAGGAGTTTGTTGTTGAAAAAGAACATCTTATTATTGCGCTCAAAGAATCCAATGAAGCTACTCAGGCAGATGTAGACCACGCTAGAAAAGAAATTGAGGCAGCAAAAGAGCTACCGAAAGAATAAGAGGAAGACATGGCAAAGCTGAATATGACTAGAGGAGAATTGATCGAAGCGGGACTCGACTTAGCAGCGAGGCCCGATCTAATTTCACAAGCTCGACTCTGGTTGAATCTCTTCTTTGAAGATGTCTACCTTAACCAAGACTTTGATTGGCTCATCAAGACTCTTGATGGGCAATCACTTTCTAATGGAATGGCTATGCCGGAAGATTACCGCGCAGCCAGGTCAGCAATACTACATACTCCGAATGGTTCCTATAGGAACATACAGATTACAAATGATGTTGAGGTTTACGATAACAAGAGAGATCCGAATGCGACCAACAGCACTCCGCTGATGATCTTTGCAGATCACGATCAAAGGAAGTTCTTTTTAATTCCAGGCCCAGGAACGGGTTATTCTTTAGATCTAAAATACTTCTACCTACCAGTCCTTCCTGACTACACAGATTCAACTACTGATTTAGAAAATGTTAAGTGGCAGCTATCCTCACACATCATTATTGATTTTATTAAGGCAATGGCATTTGAGTTTAACGAGGACTCTAGACAGGGTGAGGCGTTTCAAAATGTCATGGATAAGATTATGAAAGCTAAGATGAATAACAAAGACTCACGCGCTGGATCTTCAAAGCTGAAGTACGGCAAGAGTTTTAGAAAGAGAATCTACTAATGCAGGAAAAGGAAGTCTCATTTCCAATAGAGTCGTTCTCGGGAATCAATAGGAATATTGACCGCGAGAAGCTTAGTCCTGCAAACCTGCACTCTGCAAAGAACTTGTGGGAGAAGAGACTTAATGTTTTGGAAACACGCGGAGGGTCTGAAGAGTTCGCCACCTTCCCTCCGAATGTTTCTAAAGTTCTTAAGTTAAAAAAGCTATACAAGTCTAATGGTGAGAATGTTCGTATTGCGGCAATAAGATGTGATCGGAATGTTAACCCACTAATATACGAACTAAACCTTGCATTTGATACGACTCCCAGCTCGGGGTCTTTCTATATTCAGATTGGCGATGATATTACTGGTGCGATTGAATGGGATGTTGCGGATCTTGGAGTTGCAATACAGGGTGAGCTTCAAGCACTAGATGGACTCTCCGGCGCAACTGCCTCTGGTTCATATGGTGGTGGAATTGTAATGAGGTTCCTCGCCGAGTCACTTACCGGAGAGTTTACTATAGTAAATAACACCCTGGATTTCGGTGGGCCAGTTGGCACCAGCATGTACGAAACATCTCCATACCTACTTGCAGACCTGCCAACTGGATTTGCCATTTCATTTGTAAACGACGCCTCTGGGTATTGGAATAAGAATAGACTGTTCGCATTAAATTACATCTCTGGCCCAGACTTATACGTTAGATTTATCGGCTATGGCTGGGAGCAGTGGTATAGAACTCCAGCGAGTTCTGTTTCTGGTTATGCAGGAGCAACAGATCAGAGGCTTGTTGTTACAATAACTCAAGAAATGAATGAGAACATAACCGGATACGAGATCTACTCAAACACAAACTGCGGATCTACTGTTACACCAGTTTATCAGGCAATGTGGGTCGGCTATAAAAACTTAATTGGCGTAGCTTCAGCAACACACGACTGGAGAAATGTGCCGCTTGGTCAAAGTGGCACTGTTACAACTGGAACAGAGGTTGGATTTACAAAAAGATCCTATGTTGGAACTCCGTTTGGAGACGAAACTGGTGGGAATTTACAGTGCGGGAAAACGTATTACGTTGCAATACTTCCGCATCACATAAAAATGCAGGCAGATGGCACACAGAGATGCTGCTATAGATCTCCGAACTCACTGAGAGTTGGTGACTCTTCTGTTACAGCCGTCTACGTTCCTGGAACTGGGAACACTGGCCTCATCACTATTCCTGGCATAGATGCATTAAGCATCACTCTTTTAGTAGCCATTGGCGAATCACCAGACCTTCTTCAGCCCTACCAGATATTTAATAATGTAACAACATCTGGGCTGTCTATAACAGAACTTCCAGAAACAGGAAATCCTGGCGTCATAGATATATATGCTGAAGGAAATAATAACTATACCTACCAATTTAGATTCGCAGATATTTCTCTCTACGATATGCTGGCTAAAATTTCTGATGATGGAACAGTTGCCCCTGTCTTTTGTGGCAGGGGGAATAAGAACGTAAATGATAGCAACTTTGCAGGCGCATCGTTTGCGTGTGAATATTATATTTACAATAACGTCGCCGGAAGACAGTACGCTGCAAATATGGGCAAGTCTTCTAAGTATTCATTGGAGCAAAATGGAGACATGCTATTTTTAACAAATGGCTATGATGTGGCAAACATACCAGACAACCCATTCGGCTCGCCTGGGTATTTTCATAGAACAAATACCAATTACTTTCAGACAGACGGGAATGTGGCGGCAACGGTAATCCAAGACTTCTACGAAAGATCTGCAAACGTGACGTTCACCGCATCTACAGATCTTGTGAATTTGAATAGCAACAGACTTAGAAATGGCGATATGGTTCGTTTCACAGAAATCAATACGACCACCGGAATAGTCGTTTACGATGGTACTCCTGCAACCATTTACTTCGTTCGAGATAAAACGAATGATACGTTTAAAGTCTCTCTAACTCTTGGTGGGGCTGCGATTAACTTAGTGGGTGATGGTACTGGCATAGCAGTCCTTCCTCAGCCCTCAGCAACCCTACCAATCTTTAAGTACATCTCCCAATTTCAGGGCAGCATACTTCTTAGCGGCGGGTACGAAACAATAGATCCGATTACTTTAAGTAAAAATTCAGCGGCGCAGAACACATACTTTTCTCAAGCCTTGAATCCGAATGCATTTACAATTCCAGGGTATTCTATCTATCAGACAATATCGGTGAAGGATGATGCTGAGGAGATTACGGGCATAGGTATTTACTCTAACAGCACTGGTCAAGAGGGTCCAATTTCTCAGCTTTTAACTACAAAAAAGAACAAGCTGTACGTTTTAAACGGACTACCTAGCTCTACTGGAGGAGTTCTAGATCCTTCTGTGAAGCAAGTTGTACTGTCTGCAAAGATAGGGTGCGTGAACCAGGACTGTATTATTAATACAACAATGGGAACGGTTATCGTTGACGTTGATGATGTGTATGTAATTCGTGGTGACGGAGAGCCTACACCTATTGGCAGAGAGATCTATCCAATCCTAAAGAAGGCAAATCTTTCAAACGCTCAAGCTGTATTCCACGATAAGCACGTTAAGATATCTTTTTACCATGAAGATTATGATCCAAATAATCTAGGGGCTGGCATTAACAATGTCGAGTTCTGGCTAGATGTGAACAAACTGATAGAACAAAAGGGTGTGTCTTCATGGGTTGGACCGATGATTGGCCATTGGAACCAGGCTTGTATTGTTGAAGATCGAGATGATGACGTTGGAGATTATAGGTACTGTTGCGAGGGCAATGATATTGATAATGCCCCAAGAATCTACAGGACAGATATAGAGCCCTCAGAGAGCGCAACATGCGTGGGTGACTTCGGGGTTCTTATGGAGTCAGAGATATCTACCAAAGATCTTGAGATCACACCTCAGGATAACAACTGGAACAAGCTGATTAAGAGAACGTACTGGAAGCTTAAGATCCAAAATGGCTCACAAGAAGCGGCAGACATCGAAGAAGATACCTACGTTGATGGCGTTCTAGTTGAGACTAAATCATTTGAAGCATATGGTGATGGTGATACTGACTTTTCAGATCAGCCTTTGAAGTTAAACAGACTCTTTCCATCGGGAAGACAACGAGGGAGAACAGTACGGAAAACACTGAGAACATCGTCAAGGATAGCAATAGCGGGATTTCAACTAAACTACAGTCCGGAGAAAAGAAGGATATGAAGGGTGTTAAGGTTGTTAGAGCGAAGGCTTCTAATGCCATTGATGTCTACCCACTCCTTGCAGCGGCAGTAAAAGAGGGAGCCTTTGAAGATACTCCTAATGGGCGCGAGCTTAAGCTGTACTACTTTAAAGCAATGATTGAGGAGCTGGCTCACCCAGGACATCTTTGGTATGTGGCCAGAAGAGGTCGGGGATTTATTGGATTCCTTCATGCGGTCTGTGTGCCTGGCCGCTGGAATGGCAGGCTGGAAAGCATGTACATAGACATCATCTATGTAGATCCGAAGTATAGAAAGCGCGGCATATCAGGGAAACTCATTGAAGAACTGAAGAAAGACGCCGATCATATAGGCATTAGTAAGGCAACATTTTCTTGCCCTGATGAGCATGTTAAGGCTTTTAAAAAGTTCGGTGCTGAAGTCACCAGAACAGTAATGAGGGGGACACTATGAGTTATCTTGGTTATGGCGGCCCAGCATCTAATACTCAGCCAATGAGCTATCCAGACATTCCTTCTCAGGGAGCGAGTGCCAGATCATACCCAGACTATTCAGTACCCTCTCAGCCCTTCGCTGGCCAGGCTACTCCTTTTGGGTCTATGAATGGCGCGTTCCAAAATAGATCGAGTGGTCCTGTTTACGATATAGAGGGGTCAAGTTATGGATCAGGATACTTAAATGGTAACTTAAGTCAGAACCTCCCTCTTTCGGATTACAGGTCTGAACGACCACTTACAAATCAGGGTCTTGGCTATAAGGGTAGATATGACAGTGGTGGCATTAACTGGAATCCTGCGGCCAACGATCCGTTTGTAAGCCAGAGCGCAGGCGGGTTCAACTCCTATAGACAAAAGGGCACTGAGACAAATCAATACCAGAATCCAATTAAGAAATCTTTCAGTGATTGGAAATCGACTTATGCCATCCCCGAGGGAGTCAGGAAAGACAACCCTGTCTTTAAGGATGATGTTGTAAAAGAAAGAACCATTAATAATTTTGATGATTTAAACTATGCAATACAGAACTTCTCCCTTGAGGAGCTTATTAAGGCTGGTGCAGAGAAGTATCAGACATTTTCTGGAGCCGCTCAAAATATATCCAATGCCTTTGCGAATGAAGACTTTGCTAAGAGAGCCAAGGAACGTCAGAGTATCGGTCTTGGTGACATTAGGTACGGAGCCTATCCGAACATAGATCCTTCGGTTGAATACAATCAACAGAACGCTATGAATTGGCTTCAGAACTCTTACGGGATGCTTCAACAAAGATTAAATGAGAATTATTTACTATAGGAGATAATTATGTGGCAATACATTGCGGCAGCAGCAGTGCCTTATGTCATTGGAGCGTTGCAGAAAAAGCCTAAAAAGCCATCGGCACCAACTCCAGTAGCACTTCCAGACAGGTCTAAGTACCTAGATATGATACTTCAATCAGGGTTCAATACGGATTCTCGCATGTACGATCAGGCTTCGGATCAGGTTCGAGATCAAGTTAACAGGGCTTTAGCACAACAAGGTCTAGCTGGTTCTAGCGTTGGCGCTGTTGCATCCATCGAAGGTCAGAACAGGGTAGCTCAATCATTCATTGATGAGAAGCTTAAGAGACAGCAGGCTGCGATGGCAGCAGTACAGACCCAGGATGCTATGGCTGCCAATATACAACAGGGTAATTCTCAGGCTGCTTACCAGTATGCTCAAGATGCGTACAATGCGCGGCTAGCAAGTCAGGCAGGAGTACAGCAGGGCATGGGTCAGATAGTTAATGCTGGCGCAAACGCTTATTATGCTAACAATGCTAAATCAACCTATGATCAAAGAAGGGCTGAAGATCGGGCCTGGCTAACTTCCATGTATGGCGGCCCTGCAAAAGCAACCATGCCAGTAGCACCAGTTCAGATGATACCTTTCCAAAGAAGTGGTATGTTGTCCCCCAACTCCAGCTATGGGTCTTATTATGCTGGGTTAGGGGACTCTCCTTCGGGTCCATACGATGCTTTCTATAAGGGTTATGGGAGTAATTACTAATGGGTTTATTCGATTTTCTTGATTTAGAGGGAAACACTGGAGCCTGGGGAATCGCTGGAGAAGCGGCCAAAGGGTACACTGAGGGCAGAGAAGCTGGGACTAAGCGTACATACGAAGAGGAAGCTATGCTTAACCAGGCCATGGAATCAGATCAGAAGATCGGAATGAATGCATTTAATATGGAGCAGAAAAGAAGGCAGGCTCCGCTTGAAGACCTAGTCCTTCAGCAGAAGGTAAACCTCGCAACTCCAGCAGAAACAAAAGAAGACTTCGATCAGGCATTTGAGGAGATATATCCTGATGGTGGCCCGAAGAGTCTCAGCCAGGGAGCTAAGGACCTCATAATCCGCAGGGCGAAAGAGATAGCGAGAGCGAGAGTTCCTAAGCTAGATATCAATAACCCTGAAGAGTGGAATCAATATGCTCAAGATAATGTAAGATCTGATGCTCAGATGGACCTTGATAAACTCGAGGCTCAGGTGGAGCTAACAAGACTGAAAGAAGAAGCTAAGGCTGCCCTACAAGATAAGAGATTTTCAGAGGCAAGAGCGGCACTTCGAGCAAGGCAAGGTTTCGCTAAAGATGAGAACCTTAAGAGCAGGGCATCAAGAGAGGGTATCTCTTCGCAAAACAGAGCCGAGTCTGCTCGCAAGCAGAAAGAAAAGCTTGGGTCATTGGTTCTTAAAGAGGCCAATCAAAAACTATCTGCTTTCGGGAAGATTAGCGCGAACACCAGAGCCCTCGAGCTGGTTGCGGGATACCACGAACAGATAAAAGAGACAGGAAGCCCTGAAGCTGTAAAGCAGTTCGAAGCTAAGTATGGCGAATACATAAAGGGTAAGTCTGACAGTTATATGGGTGGTTCTGGCAGAGATTACTCGTACAGAGATGGCAAAAAAATTGAGCATAAAAGCAAGTATAAAGCAAAGAGATTCAATCCAAATGGTTCCTACAGCAATGGCGACAAGATTATGATGCCTAACGGGAAAGTTATGATATATCGAAATGGTAAACTGTACGCTAAATAAGGATTTTGATGGGGCCAGCTTTTGAGGAAAATGACTTAGGATCAGAAGACGCTATCAGGGGTCCTGCGCTTTCTGGTTTAGACGCTCTTAATGACGAAGAGGAATACACACCCGACTTAGAAGATCCACCTGCTGAAGAAATTATACCTGAATTAGATGAGCCCATTAGGGACAAGGGTATAAGTCTTGAGCAGGCGGCTCAGCTATACGGACAATCTAATTCATTGTCCGAAGCAGATCTAGATCGCCCAGAGGGAGTAACTCTCGAAGAGGCCTCTCAGGTGATGGAATCAGGCGTTGCCCTTAAGGACGGGGCAACACTGGAGGAGGCAGACAAGCACTACGCTATGCAGGCCTTGTCTGGAAGAGAGTCTGCTCAGTTGAGAAAAGACCTTGGCGATGGAGAAGTTACTGTTGCCTCGGCCATGAACACCATGAGAGCGAGAGGTGAATACTTTAAGCGCGACCATGGCTGGCTTGATACCGCAGGATATTATCTTGGCATCCCTCAGATGGCTGCAACAAGAGCAACCGTAAATCTTCTCGAGAACTTCGACCTTCTGACGACAGAGGACGCTAAAGACCTTCTCTCGAGAGACGAGATTCTTCCTTCAGATCTCGTAAACTTTTACATTAAGAACCCAGAGGATACATCTCAGAAGGTTGGCCGGTTTATGGTTGGACTTGCTGCTGACGTACTGCTTGATCCACTAAACGCCTTAAGCTTTGGCTTGGCCGGAGCAGCAAGGAAAGCTGTATTTGGTGGTGGCAAGGTCATCAGCAACTTGCAGAAGATGGCGAAGACTGAGCGAAGATGGGTTAAGTCCATTGAAGCTGTAGATAAAATAATTACCTCTTCGAATGATTTAGAGGACGTGGTGAAACACGCCGATGACATTGAGGCTCTATTAGACAAAAGACTTTCCTTCAACGACTTCATCATAAATGGAAAACACTCAAAGGAAACTAAGCTAGAGCTGAGGAAGACCTTTAGAGAGATGAACACTGGGAAGACCATGGGTCAGGAGTTCGTAGACGGTGAGAGAGTTGTCAAGATTGGCTTCAGGATTCCTTTCACTAATATGGCTAAAGAGTTTGAGGCTCCGCGCTTGGCAAATCAGGCTTTCGGCAAAGCAATAGGGGTAGTTCCCTATCTTTATGACAAGGTTAGAGGGGCGGTTATGTCCACGAAGTCTGGGCAAAGGCTGTGGAAGAACTTCTCGCCGGAGACATTACTTACGAGAACAGGGAAGCACCTTGTAGATTTCCAACAGCAGCAGTTCTTGGGCAAGCTCGCACTTCGTCGACACACGATGGGGCAGTTTGAAGATAAGCACAGGACAGCCCTGAAGATAATACAAAATTCTATTGGCGACGAAAAGAAGTTCGATGGCCTGCTTAAGGATCTTTCAGACGAGATTGAGCTGCGCCTGTTAGACCCCGCCGAGTTTATAGAGAGAGGCTTTAAGCCTTATCAGGTAGACAAGGGTAGAATAACAACCACTTCCCAGAAAAATAACACTTCCTTTAGAGATGCTTTTTTGAGTGTTGATTTCACTAGGCTGAAGAAATTCCTAGGAGATCCTTCCGATGTCCAAGACATCAGGGGCGGGAAGATAACTATAAGCCGATTCGACAAGGGAACTGATTTCGAGTTTGTCCTTACTGAAAAAGGAACAACCAGAGTTATCGGTAGGTTGAACGGCAGCCTCCCGAGCAAGCTATCTCCAAGAGGAAGTATCTATGGCGGAGCTGTCCACCAAGATTATGCAGGGCAGGGTCTTGGAAAGCTATTATATAACAACGCATCGTCAAGTGGAGTGAACTTAGCTTACGGTAATTTCGTATCTAAAAACGCAAAGAAGACACGCCTATCATCTATCAGAACTCACAACCAGCCTATCACGGGGACAAAGGATTGGGACGCGCTAGTTCTCGGTAAGGGTACGGAGAGCGAAGACATCCTCAGGTATGCGAGACTTGAGAAGCACCCAGATATGCTAAGGATTGTTGATGAGCACATTGAGATTAACGGTGCGCTTATAGACGAAATAAGGAAGCGCGGCATCCCTTTCGACCAGCTTAAGTATTCTGGCCCAGGATCGGCGAAGAACTATCTAAAGCACATGCTATCTAATGAGTTCTTTGAAAAGATGAAGGTTAATAAAGAGGTTGGTGATGACGTAGAGTTGGCACTGGATTTCCTTTATAAGAATGTTGGCGGAGTGTCTGGTACAGAGCGTGGCAGACAATACCGTGGTACAATCCAGGCCGCAAACGAAGCGTCAATGGACAAGCTTGGCGTTAAAATATTCGTTGATGATCCTATTGAATTGATAGCTCGAAGATCTATGGAGATGGAGAGGCTGGTTCAGTCCTACGATCTGATGGACGCAGCAGCAACTTACGCTGTGAAAGGAAAAGCACCAGGCCCACAATGGACACAGTTCGATCCTGCGGAGTTTAATAAATTCATAATGCGAATGGATGGGCAACTAGCTTCCGGCACAGCCAGCGGCCTCTCAGAGATTTCTGTGGGCAAGCTGGATCAATGGAAGCATTACGTTCCACCTTTCTTTAAAACCGACGAGAAAATATTTTTGCCTTACGATGTCTATGACCGTTTATTATATCAAATAAATGGACACCAGCTTAACACAGGGGTCATGTCTATCCTGTCAGGGATGGAAGGCTACATGAATGTCTTTAGAAACTCTGCTTTAACAAGTATCCCTTATCTTATGAACAACGCCATGGGGAATATGCTTATGCATCTAACTAACAATGGCTTGTCTGGAGTTAGAGGTATGGGAAAAGCCATGAAGTTGATGATTCATCAGGCTGGGGAGTACCAGCTCAAGCATCACAGTGGAAAGAAGTTTATGATTAGCGGCGAGCAGCTAATGAAAGAGGCTATAGAGGATGGTGCCTTTAATGCTGGATTATCTGGTGAGTTTAAGTTTGCGCCACTTGCGCAAGACATAGCCTCAAACAGAGAAGCTGCTAAGCCTCGGATGGAGAAGCTAAAGAACATAGGAGACTATGCTTTCTTCTGGAGACAGAACAGGTATATCGCGGAGAAGTCAGATCAACTACCTAAGCTTGCAACATATATAACAAGAAGAAGTCAGGGCTTTTCTAGGCAGGCGGCTGCCGAGTTAGCTGACAGGTACTTCTACACTTTTAACATGGGCTCTCGTAACCAGGACATAATGGCTCGCGCTATACCCTTCTCCAAGTTTCCGATGAAAACTTTTGAATATGTCATGGATGAAGTTAGGGATGGAAATCTAGCCAAGCTTGCCGTTCCAGCTAAGGTTAGAAATATGTTCGAGGGAACATATGTTGAAGATCCAGAGATACGCGCTGGACTAGACAAGGCCCTTCCAGAGTATTCGGCAATAAGACAGCCTATCCTTGGAGAGATGTTCCCTGGCGGAAGAGAGATCCTCATGGAGATCCCATGGGCGGCCACAACAATGAGCTTATTATTCAATCCACTAGAGTCTGAGCATCCAATGTCTGCGCTTGTTCATGGAGCCATGTCTTTATTAGATCAGACTTTCTCCGAAACAGAGGATCAGTACGCCGATATCACTGATGCTGATGCGATCAAGATGGTAAAAGAGCAGGCCTTCATGTTCCTGCCTTGGTATGTAAAAGACTGGGCTACAATTCAAGACTTGAAGGACAATACTTTTGGCGGCTTCTTCGCAGATCAGCACAAGCCAGAGCTTCCGCAGGGAAAGGACAGGTCCAAAGAGACTATCTTTGAGACAGATAAAAATGTTCGTGCCTTGAGGTTCGATAATTCTGTTGAGTTTGCCGAAGCCATGTCCCACTCATGGCTTTACAAGATGTATTTTGGAGATGATAAAGATAATCTCGGCCCATCAGGAGATCAGGAAAAAGCAGGTAAGGGTGAGTTCATCCGTAAGAAATTTAGAAGTCTTACTGGTGGACTGGGCACGATGACGAAGATGGACCAGAACATCTTGTTCAATCAGCTAGCAATGCAGTGGAGAATAAACAGATTAAGTAAATCTCTAGCCAAAGATATTAATGCCAACGAGCACTACATTGCAGATGGGGCTTTGTCCGACAAAAAATATCTAAAGAATCTATCAGAGATGTATCCTCAGGCAAAAGAACTCCTTGTTGTTATGAAAAAACGTCAGGCTTTAACTGAGATGTACGATTTTATCCTTCAAGCTCAGGAGATTTCCCCCGATGAAGATCTTATAAAGACTATATTTGGTGTGGATCATGTGAAGATGGATACAGCAGACGCGCCAATGGTTTATGATGAGATGACAATCCGTGCTAACCAGATATCTGACGACCAGGCAGTGGACGTTATAGACAAAATAAGGCAGAGCACAATGGCTACGGACAATATGGACCCAGATCAGATTCAGAATGAGTATGAGCCTGTTGATGAGATTCCTTATGAGGAGCCCATGCAGCCAAGCGGAGAAGAAGAAGAGATAGATCTAATTAACGAAGTCTATAGTGAATAACTAGGGGAACAATATGGCTTTAGTAATAAATGATGTACAAAACAAGGCGACGATTAAACTCCAGCAGGGATCAGACTTATCCATAGTTTTTGATCTTGTAAACTTCACGGCCACACTGGTCGGGGCTACAGGTAGGGGTAAGATTAAAAGAACAGTGTCTTCTGCTACTACGGAGGCGTCTTTTGTTTGCGCGGTAGACTCTGGCGCGAAAGAAATGACTGCAACTTTGCTAGCTGATGATAGCTCGGCGATAGTCTTAGATACTTCCACAACTGCGAAGAGAGTTATCACAACAATGTCTTATGATATTGAGCTAGTTTTCGCTGATGATGTCGTAGTTAGATTGCTTTGGGGTGAGTGCGAGATAATTCCAGAAGTTACTAATTAAAGAGGACGATTATGGCAGATCAGGTAAAAGTAATAACGAGTGTAGCTGGAGTCTTGACCGTTGAGGTTGGACCCAACACTGTTATTGTACCTACATCCATTGGAGTTCGGGGAGCAACTGGTCTTACTGGTCCTGTTGGAACGACAGACCACTTAGCCTTAACAAATATCGGCACAAATTCTCATGCCCAGATAGATACACACATAGCTGACTCGAGCATCCACTTCACTGAAGGTTCGATTTCTCATTTGAATATACAGGACATAGGTACAAACACACACGCGCAAATAGATACGCATGTGGCCGATGCTACTGTGCACTTTACTGAGGCGAGCATTGACCATACAGCTATAACAAACATTGGAACTAACACCCACGCGCAAATAGATACTCATATTTCTGATGCAACTATTCACTTTGCACAAACAGCGATAGACCATACAGTGATACTGAACAGGGGGACTAATACCCACGCGCAGATAGACACGCACATTGCCGATTCCTCTATCCATTTTAGCCAGGGGTCGATAGACCATACTGTTATTCTAAATCGCGGCACGAACACTCATGTGCAGATTGATTCTCACATTGCTGACTCAACTCTACACTTTACTGAGGCGAGCATAGACCATGTGAATATATCAAACACTGGTACAAATACACATGTTCAGATTGATACGCACATTGCTGACTCTTCTTTGCATTTTACAGAGGGCTCAATAGACCATACTGCGATATCAAACATAGGAACTAATTCCCACCCTCAGATTGATACGCACATTGCCGACTCTAGTGTTCACTTTGTGGAGTCTGCTATAGACCACGCGAATATATTAAGCATCGGCACAAATACTCACGCCCAAATAGATACTCACCTTGCGTTAGTGAATGAGCATCTTGATTGGTCTGCTCCAGGCGTAGGAACAATCCACGCTTCTAATTATGTCGATAATAATATAACCGACCATACGGGTTTAACTTCAATAGGCACGAACACTCATGCACAGATTGACACTCATATAGCATTAGTAAATGAACATTTAGATTGGAGTGCTCCAAGCGTAGGCACAATCCATGCGTCTAACTATGTGGACAACGACACTACAGATCACGGAGCGTTTTCTGGCCTAAGCGACGACGACCATACTCAATATGCACTTCTTGTTGGGCGAGCAACTGGACAAACATTAATAGGCGGCACAGGGGTCAGTGATAACTTAACTCTTCGTTCTACATCAAACGGGACTAAGGGTTACGTTTACATTGACGAGACTACTGCATCGACCTCGGTATCAACTGGGGCCTTGCGTGTTGGTGGTGGTGTTGGAGTTTTCGGCAGAGTAACTGCTAATGATTTCTCCTCTCCTGGTACTGGCTCACTTGCTGAGTCTTTTGGTGCTGGGGCTGGCACAGGTATCTATGGAGTTTGTGTTGCCGTTGGCGCATCCGCGCTCGTAATAGGTGAAAATGGAATTGCAATCGGTGGAGTATCAAGAGCTGGTCAAGATTGTATTGCTATTGGTCGCTCGGTAACTACAGGGACAGGATCTACTTCCTGTATTTCTATTGGACCAAGCTCAAACATTACGGCTGGAATAAGTGGCGGGATAGCT